TTGTAAAAGTAATGAAGCTCTGCCGTAAAAGCAGTGTCTGGAGTAGGGCCAACAATAAATGTATCCGCGCTAAACAACCCGTAATACTTGGGGCTTCCTGTTACTGAAGCGTCAGGATAAGCCTGCCTAATAAAATTAACATCTTTAAACAGCAGGAACTCGTAACCGCTATCATCTATAGCCAAAGAATATGGGGCCAGAAAGTCGGAAGGGCAGTTTAGATACTTTGTCCCAACCGTCATTGTCCCTGTAGAGTTTCTTCTGAAGTCAGGGAGTTGGGCGGATTTTAATATCCTATCCTCTGCCTGACGAATAATTACAGGAAGATTGCTGACAAAGGTTGCCTCAGTAGTCTCCAGATAATCTTGTATTGCGCTCTTTAAGGTTGTGAATGTCCAAGCCATTAGGTAGTTACCACCGTTACTGTTCCTGATTTAGATTCAATATCTAACCCTACCGTTACGCTCCCAAACGCTGTAACACCCCCGCCTACTGGATCAAAGGCAAACAACTCTCTGCTTTCCTCCAAGCTTCTATCTGGACGAGGATTTCTTATTGCTTTAGGGTCATCAACCTTAACCTTGCCTAATTGAAGTTGCGGCTGGTCTTTATCAACAACATCCCTTCCCACCAAGAACCCAGTAGGTCTTTGGTTTACAATCTCTGGAACAAGATCCTTTGTGTTATATCGAAACCCTGTGAGGTCGCAGAAACCAAAAGAATGCTTACCGCTCGCAAACCTGCTCAAAACCTATACCCGCCCGGAGATATGTATAAAGAGGCTTTATCTCTGTCGCTATCTGCCGCTAAGGAAAACTGCTCCTCATACTCCGCTTTCAAAAACTGCGCCCTACTTATTGAGTCAGGGTACTTTGTACTTAGCTGATAAGCTAAACCGGAAACAAGACAGGGCAAGAACCTTGCAGGTACGTCCATGTTGAGGGATGCTGGCTTTCCAGCGTCCTCTATTCTTTCCATATAGTAGTAGCCAAACGTATATGTCGCCTGACTGTCGGGAGAAGGCCAAACATGGAGTCTGACTCCTGTCGGCTTACTCTCAATATAATACTGTAGAGGTTTACTTTGAGTTAACTTGTTTGACAGTTGTGAGTAGTCACTAACAGAGACTCTCGACATTGACTGATCAAATTGGCTAGAGATGTTTCCGGGATTGGTTCTGATAAACCCTTCAACTACATCTAAGACGTAGTCAGGCAGGTCGTAAGAAGTTGTTCCCGCTGTCAGGGTTAAGGTTGTGTCTCTAACAGTCCAGAGGTTCAAACCCCTGTTTTGCCATTCCAGCATCAGCAAGTTAAGGCTTCTTCTTGCGGTTTTGTAATCGTAGCCGCTTCTTAACTCTCTACCAGCCTTTTCAAAGGCTTCTTCCATTACGTCTGCTAGATCAAGATTAAATACATATGTTCCGCTAGTTGCCATTTCTATTTCCTTCTAGACTTAGCACCGGAGCATTTCCATCGCTTCCTAGATAAGTTGTTTGGCGTATTGGGGTCGTTCTGTTTTTTCTTCGGCAGTCTTTTCTTGATGCCTAAAGATCTGGCGCAATAACTATCCCCTTTAGATGTTCCGGGCTTAACTCTAGCACCGCCGCCTTTAGCTTTTCCAGCCTGACCATAGCTAACCTTCCTGCCAGAAGATGTTACTTTAACTTTCGCCTTCCCTTTTGCAGGTTTACTGTTAGCCATTATCTATGCCTCGCCGTTTTCTTAGCAACTTTTTTTGGTTGGGAAGAGTGCTGCTTGCCCTTTTTTGTATCTTTTCTTTTCTTTCGGGTAGTAGCAGCATACTCCTTAGCAGACAAAGATTTAATTGCCTTTGCGGGGAGATACCTCTCTCCGGTTGCTTTAGAGCCTTGTGTTGATGGTTTACCAGACTTGGTACGCCATTTTTGCTTAGTCCACTTCTTTAGGCTTTTCTGAGACTTCTTGAGAGCCATCAGTCTTTATACCCGCCGCCTGATTTTTTATAGGCAGCAGCAAGCATCTGAGCTTTTCTGGCACTCCACTGACCTTTAGAACCACCTTTAGAGCCAGACTTAATCTGGCTAAAAAGGCGTTTCCTCAAAGTCGGCTTTGTATAATTACCAGCCTCATTAACTTTAGACTTTGGCTTTGCTTTAGACTTCTTAGCAGCCATTACCCGTAACTCTTTGAAACCTGCATAACGATGTTATACACATCTCCACTGGTGTGAGCGACTGTTGTAAATTTGATATCACCTGTTTTACCGCCACCAGAATTATTTGGAATCCCAGTAAAGTCAGTAAAGTCTAAAGTGTCTGCCCAGTCAGCATTAAGCTGCCAAGCTAAAACATCAGTAGTCGCGTCAAATAATATCTTTACGCCCATGCCAATAGTTGAGTAATAGATCTGCCTAATTGTAACGCTAGAACAAGCCCTACCCGTCATAGGATCTCTGGACAATCCAGAAACATCTATTTTAGTTACTGCGGATTCTCCTGAACCATCACTGACGTTGGTAAACCTAAATATAGCTGTTTTTGCCCCGTCCTGAATGGTTTGAGTAGCTACTGCATCAGCCATATATCACCCCCTTATTTATGTAGCTGCGTCATGTCCAGTAATTTCGATAAGAAGCCTACCGCCAGTATAAGTACCTGCGCCAGCACCTTGTGCGTTAACTAAGTACAGGAACTGATCAGCGGCTATTGCACCGCCAGCCACCATACTTCCAGCAACCAATGCACCGCCGTTAGTAATCTGAGACTCTGTAAGACTCCCAATAGCTGTATCTTCTACGCCTGTACCTTCTGTAGCAGAGAAGATATCAATATCGCCGTTACCTGCGGAAGGAACCTCAAGACAGGTCATTTGAATACCAAAGATTACACCTTGGTCTGCGGTAGTAACACGCGCAAAGTAAGCAACACCCGCACCATCCCTACCAATAATGTCTCCAACAGTAGAACTTTTTGTAAGGCCGGTTAGATCAATAAGAATAGTAGTCTTAACAATGTTTACGTTGGTAGCAGTATCGCTTTTAAAACGCTCAACCTGAGTAACGTAAACTGCTGCTGCGCCTTCTATACCAGCACCACCCGCAGCTTCATTAATCATTTTGTTGCCGCTGGTAATAGTAATCGTACCAGTAGCTGCATTTTTAGATACGGTTTCAAAACCGTTTTCGGAACGGACGGGGCCGTTAAAAGTTGTATTCGCCATTTAAGTTCTCCTGTCGTGGCTAATGTCTAATGTTCCATGTGAAACATCAGTCAGGGAATAAAAAACAACCCCCGGCTTACACCGGAGGCTGTAGGTTGCTCTATGAAGAGCCGGGAGATCCGTAGATTCCCAAAGGATCAGATACGCCGAAGCTGTAACGCTCACGCGCTTTGTAGCGCACGTTTCCAGTGTCGAAGTCACCATCCATTGAAGTTTCAAGCGCAGTACGCTCAAAGTGCTTCATGCCGTTCGGAATATCCGTCAAGATAAAGAACGCATTGTTATCCGTCAGGTAATGGTTAACAGCATAGCCGTCTGGGATAGCACCCATGTTGCGTATGGAGTTAATGTCATTATCCGCTGTACCTACTCGCTGAGTGGTTTCCAGCAATCTATCTGCTGTAAACATCAATGCGGGTGGAACAACTAGACGCTTAGGTCGAGCCGCAATCAAAAGACCACGTTCATCTGTAAAGGCAGAGATATCAATAATCGCATTCTCTAAAGATGTTTCGTTAAGGTCTGCTGCCGTAGCAGGACGGTTACTGTTAGTGCCGCCTGAAACGAGTGGGTGACCACCGCCTCCAGCTACACCGTCACCGGCTGCTGTGAACAAGTTAACACCATCACCTGATTGAAAGGTAGCAGTGAAACCGAAGTTCAACGGGTTAACAGACTTAACTTGCTTGGTGTACGCCATTGCGCGAGCTAAAGACTTTGTATAACGAGCAGAAAGAGAATCATAAAGATTATCCTCCATTGCTTCCTCAGTTATAGCAAAACCCATAGCAATCGTTTCGTGGTTGTACCTTGCTGTAAAGCTTTCTTGTGCTGAATCATAATTGATAGCAGAACCTTCTTGCTTAACAGGGGCAGCACCAAAGCCGCTAAGTTTTACTTCTTCTTCAAAAGAACGATCAGAACTCTCTGTGTCATAGATAAGAGTGTGTTCGTCTTCATACTTCTCATACTCAAGACCAAACAAGGCGTTAAGGCCGGGGAGTAGCTCCTTGAGCATTTGTGCGCGTGAAATAGCCATTTCCTATTACTCCTTATACGCCAAGTTTAGTTTCGTAAGCGTGACTTAAAGGAAGATAGGTCACAAGACAGTCAGTGAAGGCATCGCCTACAGTGCTGTTTGGGCCATCCACGAAATCAACGATACGAAGCGGAAGTGAATTAGTCGTAGCTACAGAGCCGCCGTCTAAGGCGTTCCTGCTTCGACCGATTGAGGTTGAACCCGCAGTGTTTACCGCCGACACATTGTTTCCAAGACCAGTTTGAGCTATAGCCTCGTCACCCTGCATAAGGAATAACAATTTAGGATCGTCGCAGACAAGAGCCGCAATATCCGAAGCAACAGTTGATGCTGGATAATGCTGACTGAATGTCAGTTGACTTGTGGTGGGATCAGTAAATGAGCATCCCATAAAAATACCGACAGTTCCAGCAACAACTGCTGTTGTGACGGCTGATTTTTCTACAGTGCCAGAGGCAACCAACTTAACAAAATCACCATAAAATATAGCTGTTCCGTAGTTGCTTGCAATCTTAATATGTCGAACTTTTCCTGAAAAAGAGCCTGACGCACTAAGAGTGTTAACTGGTTCTGCACCTGATGGAGTTGCAGTAGTAGCCATGATTGGCCTCCTATTAACTTAGGAATTAATTATTAATTCCTGCCAAATGTTGTTCTCGTACTTCTTTCTGGTGTAAGCAAAGGCATACGAGGGTCATTTTCCCGGAGATAATTGTTATCGACAGATTCTATCTGATTAGCAGCCATTTTCTGAAAATGCTCAGTCCTTGACTTCATCTTTTCTGCTGGAGCTTTGCATAATAGCAATCCTCCAACTTCGACATTACCTACAAACTTAGAATTAATATCAGACTGCAACATCAGTTCTGGGTGATCGTCGGCCTTACAAGGCTCCCAACCTTCCCTCAACATCTTTGAAGTATGAGTTCCATCAGCTTGTCCCATGATACTCGTCCTGACCCAACGAAAAACCCACCCATCTTGGGGGGTAGGATCGGGCAATATAGAAGCAGGAGTCCATGAATCACTGGGTCGTGTTTCGTTATCTCTTTCTTTTGTTTCTCTTGGGGTGCGCTCAGTAGTCATTAATTTCTCCTGACTAGACGTATTTAGCATATTGCTGTTCAGTTAAACCCAACTTCTTGGCGAGAGTACGCTGGGTTGGCGAAAGCTTCACTGTGCGAGGTTTGGCTCCATTATTTCTACTTGAGGGGGCCACCACCATCGAAGGTTGACTAGCAGTCGAAGTTCGCTCTTGTTGGGTATTCCCAACCTGCCAATCATGATCTGGAAACGCTCTTCTGACCGTTTCGTCAATTTGTCTAAAATATTCTTGAGAGTTTGGTTTAACTCCCTGTTTTACTAGAGATGCATGTTTGCCATAGGCAAGAGATGTCATCTCTTCGTAGCCGTCTTCCATAAACCAAGGATTGGAAGCCGCCCATTCCTCTGTCTCTGGGTCTGGTCTAGGGACAGCCTGCTGCTGTTGCTGCTGTTGCTGTTGCTGTTGCTGCTGTTGTTGCTGCGCCCTAAGTTGTTGCTGGTATTGCTGTTGTTG